CGCGTGATGGCCGAGCAGACAGAGGAGGACAGGGAGAAGTTCGAGAAACAGCAGAAGAAGGTGGCCCACTTCAATAAATACCTGAAGGAGCGCGCCATCAGCAAGGTGGGTGTGATGAAGACCACGAAGGCACCGGCACTGGAGGAGCCGAAGGAACTGACCATTGCCACGAATGAGGAAGAATCTCTACCTATGCCTCCGGTAAGCGCATCAAGCCACGCATTTTCAGATTTGTAAGTATAACGATTAAATGCCATTAGAATATGATTACAACAGGCAATAAACAGCGGATACTGGAGGCGATAGCCGCCGACCGCAGAAACTATCCGAGCGACGCGAAGCACGCATCGGCGCTGGGCATATCGGCCAGCGTGTATAACGGCCTCAAGAAAGGCCAGACGGAGAAGGCACTGAGCGATGCCAACTGGGTGAGCATAGCCCGGCGGCTGGACGTGAACCTGCGCGAGACAATCGAGTGGAAAGGTGCGCAGACGGAGACGTTCAAGTACATCAGCATTCAGTTGGAGGCATGCCAGGAGCGCAGCCTTAGCGTGATACTGTGTGACCTGCCGAACATCGGCAAGACCTATACCGCCCGCTGGTATGTGCATGAGCACCGGAACGCCGTGTACGTGGACTGCTCACAGGTGAAGACCAAACGTGCGCTGGTGAAGAAAATCGCCAAGGAGTTCGGTGTGGATGCGACAGGTAAGTATCAGGACACCTACGAAGATCTGGTGTATTACCTGCGCTCGATGGAACGCCCGCTGGTGGTGCTTGACGAGGCAGGCGACTTGCAGTACGAGGCTTTCCTGGAACTGAAGGCCCTATGGAACGCCACGGAGATGTGCTGCGGCTGGTACATGATGGGGGCGGACGGCCTACGGGCGAAGATAGACCGCATGGTGGAATGCCAGAAGGTAGGCTATGCCGAGATATTCTCACGGTATGGCGGTAAGTACAGCAAGGTAACACCCGACCAGGCGGAAGACCGTAAGGCATTCCTGCTGGAGCAGGCCCGCGTAGTGGCGACGGTAAATGCCCCGGAGGGCATGGACATCGGCCAGATCGTGCGCAAGAGCGGGGGCGGCCTGAGAAGAGTATATACTGAAATTGAGAAACTGAAGAAAGCTACATTCGGCATGTAACAGTGTAGGTTATGGTTGATTGCAGAGATTATAAGAAAGGCCGATGCCTTGGTAATTGTGACGGCATGGGACATTTCCTGTGTGACGAATGTAAGTGGCGAAAGCCGAAAAAGAAAAGAAAGGAAGCGGAATGAAACGAGCATACAGTCCGAAGGAAATAGCGGCGAAGACCTACAAGACGCTGCCGTGGGGTGGCCGCTGGGCGGAGTGCTTCGGCCTGCCTGAGGAGAACTCCACCTGGTTCATCAGCGGCTCGAGCGCAGCCGGGAAGAGCAGTTTCGTGATGCAGATGGCTCGTGAACTGACGAAGTACGGACAGGTGCTCTATCTCAGTTATGAGGAGGGCGTGAGCCAAAGTTTCCAGGAAAGAGTAAAACTCTTCGAGATGGAGAAGTGTCAGGGCTGGTTCCGCGTGGTGACGGAGGACACGATAGAAGACCTGACAGCGCGGCTGAAGAAGCGGCACTCGGCGAAGTTCATCATCGTGGACAGTTACCAGGAGAGCGGCTGGGAATGGCCGGAGACGAAGAAGCTGATAGAGGCTTTCCCAAGAAAGAGTTTTATTTTCATCAGTATGGAAGCCAAGGGACAGCCACTGGGCAAGCCTGCACTCCGGCTCCGCTACAAGGCGGGTGTGAAGGTGCGGGTCGTGGGCTTCAGGGCATACTGCCAGGGACGCTTCAATCCCGATGCGGGTAACAGTTTCGTAGTCTGGGAAGAAGGCATTTTAAGAACATCAAATAAAATAAAGGAATGAATAAGAAAATCTACATCAGCGGTGCGATAGCGCATCTGGACATTGAGGAACGTAAGGCCGCCTTTAATGCGGCCGAGCAAAGGCTGAAGTATGCGGCCGGGGTGAAGGTCAAGACGCTTGGCTTCAGGGCGTATTGTCAGGGTCGCTACGGTGGTCAGCCGGGCACGTATTACACGATATGGGAGGAGAAGACAGTAGAATACTGGAATGCTAAGAGCCATTGAGCGAGAGGCGGGTGCGCAGTGAGAGCGACAGGCGATAATCTCACCGATGTCCCTGGGAATAGCGACGCGAGGGGGAACCCTATTAAGACTTGGCGGTCGCGTCTGCTGCCGGGGCGAAGAGAA